TGCAAGACATCCAAACGGGTGTGAATGATGTTCATGGCGTGAGGATTTCACGTTTAGAAGAGCAAGTAAAAATGTTGTTAGAAGTCCTTACTTGGACAGGTGAACGTTGCGCAAGCGTAACGGTTGCTTCTAGCGATGATAACCAACTACGTATTGAGGAGGTACGTACTAATGAGAGAAACAATAGATAATACAGAAGCGGGTGAGCATAATTGGCTCGACAGGTTGATGCCTGATGATCCTTGTGATGCCCGTCATACGGTGCAATGGCACGCCGAGCAGGTGGAGGCGGACTTTGATGTCGATTACCTGCCATCGGGGTACATGAAATATGATGGCGATAACAGTCCATCGACTTTTGTTGTGCCTAGATATGGTAAAGGCGCTTACAAGGGTGAGCCTAAAGACAACTACATATTGCGTAGCGATACTGGTGCTGTCGTTGGGAATATGTCCGGTAAGTACCCGCATCGTGAAGGGTATAAGCATGTGTTTGACACGTTGGAGCAGTTGTTCCCTGAGCATTGTGAGAGTATCACGGTGTTCGGTGACGGTGAGCGTCTTGTTGTTGAGCAATGTTTAGATGTTCCTTACGATTTGGGTGATGATGGTGACATGATCCAACCGTATGTTTACACTCGCATGTCGTTGAACGGTGTGTGGAAAACAGAGATCATACCTGTTGCTCGCAGGATTTCTTGTGAGAACATGCTTACCCATGCAGGTAGTGTTGTGTCTGTTAGAGCCACTAAGAACCATGACAAGTTGCTTACGATGAGGTCTGCGATTATTGAGAAGTCAATAGCGCAGGGTGTGGCGTTGCGTAACATGGCGATGGTGTTCAAGCATCAGACGTTTACTGATATGGCATTCGAGAAGATGGTTAAGGACATTGTTCCTGAACCTACTGGGGATGCTCATACTCGTACGTTGAATTTGCATTACGATAAGACGTTGGCTATTAGGAACGCATGGAAACGTGAACTTCAAAACGAGGATGCGAATATGTGGACTGCATACAATGCGTTTCAGGGTGCTGAACAACACAAAATTAATGCGGGGTTCAAAACGACTGCGAAGTCGAAGGAACGCTCGCTTACTAGAGCATTAGATGGCAAAACACCGATAGCGGATGAAGCGGAGAAGTATTTACGTGAGTTGATACATGCAAGATCATCTTCGGATTTGCCTTACTAAACAGGTGGTTGTGGTGGTCGTGAGGTTCTTGCGACCTCCCCCTCTACGACCACCTGTGCAGGGTGGGTATGGGAGTTTCCCAAATGCAGGGTTCAGGAGCAATGTTGACTGGCTTTGGTGTTAATAGCACTGAAGGTAAAGCGCAGGCTCCCGTGCCTTTCCTGCACTTTTTGCAGAGTGGTGCGCTTTACTAGACCTTTCGCGCACTGCTCTGCATTTTTTACGAAATAGATTGGAGAAAATATGTGGATAATGACTGTTGACGGGGCTTATTCGATTACGGATAAGACTTCTGTCGTTGGAAACTACTTGCTTGTAGAGGCAGTAGATAAAGAATCTTTGCTTGCAATGGGGCAAAGAATAGTTGATGCGACTAAAGAAACGCCTGAAGGTGTTTACATTAAGTCTGCTGACAAAGAAGGTGTGATGTGGCGTGGCAAGTTTATGATGTTCACACCTGAGTACAACGATGACGCTACTTACCTTCAATGGCAGATGGAAATGCCTATTGAGTTGCTTATGGTATATATGACGATTGCGTTTGATGACGTTGAGTATGACAATTTCTTACTTGCATCTTACACTCGTTCTAATTTGCAGTTAGGTGAGAAGATTGCTGTTGAACGTGAGGGTGCGTTAATGGAGATGCAACGTAAATGGTTTTTGAATTGGAATCAAGATCCTCATGCTCATACTCATAGGATTGAGAAGAACTATTTGAAGTTAGTGATCGACAACGAAGACGAGGAAGAAGATGATACTGACTAAAGTGTTATTAGTTGCTGTGCTGTTTAGTGGGGTTAGCAGGTGTGCTACTTTGGATGAACACATCCAAGTGTATTTCGCTCCTGAAGATCAACCTTTGATGGAACAGATCGCATGGTGCGAGAGTTCTGCTGATCCAAACGATGTGTATTCAACAGCGGTTAACCCTAAGAGTGGTGCGACTGGATGGTTTCAACACTTGCCTAAGTGGTGGGATGAGCGCAGTAAGAAAGCAGGGTTTGAGGGCAGAAGCATTTATGATCCTGAAGCGAACGTAGGCGTAGCCAGTTTCTTGTATTACAACATGGATAGTAACCCTAGATGGGGTGGTGCTAGTCATTGGTACCCGTCAAGGCGTTGCTGGGGAGGTAAATAAATGGGGTTAAATAAGGGTTGGCATACACAAGGGTTATTAAACAAAACTTGTCTAGTACCTATAGATGATGACGGTACTCTGTGCGGTAGAAAGATTAAAGGCAGACCGATTGGCGCTCCTGATGATTGGGAGTGGGGACGGTTATGCCAAGCCCATTTGTTGAGATGGAGAACACGGGGTGATGTTGGCTCTGGAACGCCTATAAAGAGAACTAAACCTGTGAACTGGAGTGGTAAAACTCAAGCGGAAAGAGTTTTCTTTTGGTTGAAGGAAACGAATGAGTGGGTGAAAGAAGATGAAGAAACTGGATGCCTGTTATGGCAAGGCGCGTTGCATCACAATGGTTATGGAGAAACGACAATAGTTGACCGTGATGGTATCAATAAGACCAAACGGTTGTATCTTAGAGTCCATCGAGTGGTTTATGACGTTATGAAAGGTGGCATACCTGAAGATGCTGTTATCCATCACACTTGTGGTGTTAGGCATTGCATTAACCCTGACCATTTGGATGCTATAACTCAATCAGAAAATAACGCTGAACGTCACAGGAATGTTCGTTTGAAACGAGAGAACGAGCATTTGCGTACTGAGATAGAGCGCTTACAGAAGGAGAACAGGAGAATAAAAGATGGCTTGGAAATACGAACCACATTCTCTAACACGGAAGGAATTGTTACGGATTCGTGACGAAGATTACAAACGTATTAAGGAATTGGAGAGAAAGAAACGAAATCTTAATTGCGAAAGTCGAAATCGAGATTCGTAATTGTATAAACTAAATATAGTACTTAGTAACTCATTCAGTCTTTGGACTGAATGAGGTACTTAGTACGTTCTACGGGGAGGTAGAAAATGAAATACCCATTACATAAGAATGAGGATGGACGCTGGGTGCATACTTGGGTTCGACAATCCTCAATTAAAACAGCAGATATGTGTTTAGAGAAATGGCGCGCAGGTCTGTGGCAGGTTGTAAGCGAGCCATTAAAAGATGCGTCCGAATTGGGGACAGCATGTCACGCAGTTGTAGAGGATCTGATTAACGACCAGATTGCTGGTATCGAATGGTCACCATTGGATGTGGAACAGGCGTTTGATTCGTACTGGTTTGATGTTGCGCCTACGATTGAGGTGTGGAATAAGTTCAATGTGGACACAGGCTTTCAGGAGGGATTGCGTAAACTTAATCATTGGTATGAGGAGGTTAGACCACTACTCAAACCTATAGAGGCTGAACACACATTCAACGTACCGTTTATTGATGATGATGAGCGGATAGTAAACTTCACAGGCACAGTCGATCTTGTAGAAGAGAACATGCTATGGGATTGGAAATTCCCAAGCAGAGACTATGCAAGAGAACGCTGGCAGTATGACCGTTGGGATGTTCAATCAATGGCGTACTGCTACGCACTAGGAGTACCTAACTTTTCATACGCAATTATGCACCCTAAAGGTGTAAGTACAATGCAGTTCGAGCGTAACCAAGAACATTTCGATTGGTTACGTAATAAGGTTTCGGCACTTTGCCGTCTGTTAGAAACTCAAACGGGTCCATACCCGTTGGGTGATAATGGATGGTGGTGTTCGGAAAAATGGTGCGAAAATTTCGCACGGTGTAAAGGTGCAACGATAGGAGGCACTTAGTTATGGCATTTAAGCCAATGGCTCCCCATGAGAGAGCCAGTATAGAAGCGCAGGTATGTCTTAAAGCAGGCATAGAACTTGCGATTGCCGAAATTAACAACGGCGAGGAAGGGGTGGCAGTATCACTTGCCATCGAAAATGCGAATGCTCTTGCTGAGGCTTTACCGCATATCAAAGACACTATCATCAGAGGTGATGGTGCTGAGGTAGCGATAGCCCCAAGCAATGAACCAAACGTAGTGGTCCAAGACGCTGTTGAATCAGTAGTCATGGATACATTTCCAGATACACAGGTAGTTCCTCAGGTAACAAGCGGAGAATCCAAGTATGTGGACGATGAAGAATACACCCTCGTTAACAAAATATGGCTTGCAGAACAAGCCGCAAAGGTTACATATGCCTCTAAAGACAGCATGTTTTTAGATAATCAGGCTGTACGTAAACTCTTCGCAGAAGGAATGAGGCATTTCCCTGATGATTATTGGGCAACCGTGTTACAGGGTAAAGAAATTCCTATGACTAAGACAGGCAAGTGTGGTCTTGGTGACTTTAAATTAAAGAAAGGGGTATCTGTCGCGGCAGACGGAACTCCATTTCTAAGCGAAGGGGATGGCAACCATCCTCTCGCTAATAAGAGCGGCTACTTCGCTGGTATGGTGAAGAATAGTCCGTTCACATGGGCAGACAGACCTGCTCCAGTTGATCCTCAAGGCTGGCTTGCAAAAGTTGGCTGAGGAACTCAGCAAGGAGGAGGCTCTGTCTTTAATAGCGGGGGCAGAGGTTGACTCTGCCCCCGTACCTCCATCTAAACCACCGCCGGAAATAGAAGGAATCTCTGCCGCAGATTTACAAAGACTGTTTACCCCTAAAGGTGAACAGGTTCGGCGAATGCGACACGACTTGCAATCAGGTAATGAATGGTCTTTTGGGCTACGAGTATTTGATGAAGCCACATTAGGTGGTGCAAGAGGCGGTCAACTTGTGACAATCATAGGTAGATCGCATACAGGTAAGACGCTATTAGCGTTGAACATGGTCGCACGTAACAGAAACCATCGCACACTTTGGGTTAGTCCAGACGAAACAGAAACAATGTTTTGGGGCAGATACGCCGCTGTGCGATTAGCAATAGACCAAAAAGATTGGATCAACAGGCTTATCCGAGAAGATCCAACTGCATGGGAACGTGTGGAACAACTAATGCGAGATGAAACACATCTACATTTTGAATCCACAGGCATGACAGTAGACGACTTGGATAAAGCAATGCGAATAGCATCCGTAGAACTATGGGACGGTCAACGACCAGACGTAATAGTGTACGACTACCTTGAACTTATACGAGGTGGTGGCGCAGGAGATGCGGCAAGCGTGCAGGCTAAGATCGAATCTTTCAAGCAACTTGTTTCCGATTGGCGTGTTGTAGGCGTGATACTTCACCAGTCAGGACGCGGATCAGGGAACAGAGGTAAAGCAGGCGGTATTGAAGCAGGTAGATATGCGTCAACCAGCGAAAGCCATTTCTTAATAGAGACATGGCGTAGATGGGATGACACTAATCTAGATGACGAAGACCGCGCACATTATGCCAATGAAATAAGCGTAGGGTTATGGAAAAACAAGTCAGGTGATGGAGAGAAAGCGGAAATAAACTTGACCATTGACTCTAGCGGACGGCTTTTAGAGCCGGGTGTTGTGTGGGAACAAATGAGTTTAGATGAGTATGAGTGATTTACACTACGAATCGTCTAGATTCTTAGACCTTTTTCATGGGTTTCCGTTTGCCTATGGAACAGATGAAGGTGGATGCAGGTGGGGGAACGTAGATCTCGACCTGATCGGCAGGCATTTGACAGGTGAAGAAATGATCGGCATTTACCCTATGGTTTACGATCCGTATGATGAACAAGGCGGATCTATCTCATGGATGGAGAATGACGATAATAACCGTTATTACGTAGACATGAACCCTGATTTATGGATGTGTAAATGGGGTGCTATAGACATAGATGAAGGCGAAGAGTCTTTAGTTTTAGCACGTAACGCACAAACAATGCTTGAAGCAATGGATATCTACTCATGGATTGAAATGTCCAGAAGTAAAGGATGCCATGTTTGGGTGTTCCCAACAGACTGGGTTAGGGCATCAGTCATACGTAACGCTATGAAAGCCGCATTGCAATTGGCGAACATAGAGTACGATGCGGTTTACCCTAAACAAGATTCATTAGCAGGACCTCCGGGCAATTACATGCGTTTACCGTATGGTGGAAAACGCCCTGAGAACAGGCAAGTGATGATTAACAGGGATTACATTCCATACTCATTGGAAGGATTCTTTACTACAGCAGAGAATACTCGCGTACCAATAGAGGCTCTAGAGAAAGCATCATTGCTTTACGAAGAGCCACTACCTGTGATACCGGATCTTCCTCCTGCTAGAGATTACAGTAAAGAACCTTTAATGAGTGTAGATGGTTCACGTTTACGTGGTTTACCATCAGAAATGTTCAACAATGGACCCGTGCCTTATTACAAAGGCACAGGTGCAGGTAAAGGTAGACACGGTTTCTTGAATCGGTTTGCACGGTCAATGTTTGATGCAGGTTACAATCAATCAGATGTGATTTCATGGACTAAAGACCTTGACTCTCGCTTATCACAATGGTGGGATGAAGGACCTAAGTTCGCAGGAAGGAATGATTGTGACAGGCAAATCCAAAGACTCGTCCAAGACGCAGAAAGAAGAGCCAAATGAGTTTACTTTCTTTGTTGAAGGTCGTCCCATACCTAAAGGGCGACCACGAATGTCTCGCAAAGGGCGTGTTTACACACCCAAAGAGACAGTCATAGCAGAAAAATCCTATATCGGGGCGGCAGTCGATGCCCCCCGATATGAAGGACAAATAGAAGTGGAGGTAGAATTTTGCGAAGAGGGAACATACATAACAGTAATACCAGTAGAAGAGTGGAAAACGAAACTACGGGGAGATCTGGACAATTACATAAAGTTGTGTCTAGACGGATTACAACGAGCGGAAATAATAGAAAACGACAGAAGCGTAGTGAAAATAACAGCGATAAAAACGTGACTAAAATAGATTTAGAAACATGGGAATACGAATGGGCATCGCATGTAGGCGCTAGACGTTACATAGAGAATTGGGATAAAGAAGATGCCAAACATTACCAACGAGAACGGATGCAAGATGATCGGACGGCACAAGTAGCGGCGTGCGTAGCAGAACTAGCAGTAGCCAAATGTGTTAATGCTTACTGGTCAGGGCATGTATGGGCTGGTAATAAGCACAGACAATACAAACATATAGCAGACGTAGGTCAAGACATAGAAGTTAAACGCATACGTTTCAACAACCATGCGGCAGTAAGAAGAAAAGACTTACAAAAAGGACTAGTTCTTTTTGTTGTGCATGTAATAGAACCAGAACTAAGATCCGCAGAAATATTAGGATGGCTCCCATATGATGAAGCGTGGCAACTTGGAACTGCATCTAGATACGATCCTGAAAACACTCGTTTAATCAGACCTGATTTACTGCATGATCCCATGAGGTATGCTAATTACCGAAAGGCAACACATGGCGAAGAGAGAGTTTCCATTTGATCCATTACAAGGATTACGACAAGCAGATCCTGCCAGTCTACGAAACAGACCTGACACACTTATACAAGCGTTACAACAAAGTAGCCCATACAGCGAACCATATCTTTCAAAGGAAGAACAGATTGAGTTACAAGAAGTTGTCCTTGATGCCCTTGAACAACTCACAAAGTGGGAAGTCTGGTTAATAAACGCTTTACTATTTGAACGCAGAAGTTTAAGAGAAGTGGAAAGACTGGTAGGTATCCCCAAGACTACTGTTGCCCGAAAACGAGATCAGATACTAAGTAGACTCAGGGAAATCCTAGCCCCCAATCGAACAGTCAAAGAATACCTTGACTAATCAAACTCATCTAGATCATCTATAGTCCCTACCGCATTCACTATCAACTGAGTGATAGTAGAAAAAACAAACGAATGTATCGGACTGTTCTCAAATTCTCCATCCATTGATTCAACAGCAAACGCAACAGCGTGCGCATACGGCAAAACAATAAGAACCCCAAGATCATCCTCATGCCATTTAGCGTGATTGTTGTCCTCAACATCCAAAAGATGCGAAGTGCATCTTAGTTCATCATAAATATCATCAACGATGTCCTGATTATGTTCCGCCCAATCAGCGAAAGCCAGATCCACCGCTTCCTGATCCATTACTTAGCGACTTTATCTTTCGCATAAGTCTTAACTATTGAGAGTGTTGCTGACGCGGCGGCAACTAAAGCCGTTTTAAACGTAGCCATATCTCCTATTACAAATATTGCTAAAAAAGATTGCGCAAAAGTCCATCCTGCGCGCTCTAACATATCCATTGTGTTTTTCATACTGTCCACAAAACCTTCCATGTGTTCTTGTCTATAATTCTATTTACTTTCATTGCATAATTCGACTTGAATTTTTTAATTGCATCTCCTGTCTTGCGTCCGAAGACACCATCAACTTTCAAATCTGCATTAACTAAATCATTTAATCTTTTCTGCGCAAGTTCAACGAGTTGTCCTTTAGCGCCACGTTTCAAAATACGTGTATTCAGGTACTTGTTTCCTAGATCAATGATGTATTTTCTAATAGCATCCCAATCTAAAGCCGTGTTGGAAGCCACATCTTCAGTAGGCATTCCTTTATGCACCCATTCGGCTAAGGGCTTGCCGGGGCATGTAGTTGAAGAGAAATCTTTATGACACTTAACCCACAAATGGTTGCCATGCTTTTCCCTGATTGCCCCGACAACGGCAAGGATATTTTCCTTACCTATATCAGTTAAACTATTCTCAGAATCCCCCACGTAAGAAACTGAAATCGTTTTAGAGTTCCACCCATAAGTAGCGGCACCTTTCATCCAACCACGACCTTCAAAAATTTCTCCTGTTTCACCAGAAACGAGCCAATTGTACGCGATTGAATCCCACTTCTTAGTCTTAACATGATACTTGTCATGTCCTCTCACACGGTCCCACGGGCTGTGTGACGGTCCTGTAGTGTGATGGACGACTATGCCTTGGATCTTGCGTCTAAAAGGCTTTAACGGTTTACCTGAGTCAAGCGCTCCCCATTCGCTTCTTTTAATATACTTCATACCTTTAGGATACTTTGTCCTACGGTGCTAAACCAGCATCCCTACGTCTTTGTCTCTCTCTCCTAGACTCTTTTTCTTTTGCTTCCATGCCTTTAATAGTCTGCTCTTGTTCCCATTTAGTGTTAGTTCTAAGACCTAAACCGAAAGCAAACGACATCCAAGTAGACAAAGTACGTTGCTGATATTTTTCTTCACTAGGTGCAAGTCTGCGCATGTCAGCAAATGGAACTAGCATTTGTGCCATAGCGTGAATATCGTGATCTTTCATCAACCAGATACCTTGATTATTTTTTTCTGCTACCCCAGCGACATCTAATACGTTCATTAAGAAAGGAATTTTTTTGTAAATCGTAGGAACTTGTTGAAGTTTTCCGCTAAATGTGTAACCTTTCCACAAGTTTTGCTTAAAGAAAGCCTCAACAGGGGCTTTCATCAAAGGTGTAACTTGCGATAACAAAACTCTGGAAAGCGCCCCTGCTCTTTGTATAGGAGTTCCACCATGCAATACAGGGTTTAACATTTCCATAGGCGTTTTAAACGGCAAATCAGGAAGAATAAACATATGTTCACCCTGAAATTTCATAGGCAATCTGATAGCCCCACCGCGCACCATCCAATCAGGAATAGGAGCATCATCTTCTGTCCCACGTTCTACATTTGCTTTTAGTTTCGCGTAATTTGAGAATTTTGCTGGTTTTTGTGCTACCTGTTCAAGCATTAAAGGAAAGTTTCTGCGTGACCACACGTAGAAAGGAACCACTCTTTTAAGTTTCTTTTCCCACTCGGCTAAATCCGAGTAATCGAAATGAAATTTCATTACTCGATCAAAAGCCATGCTTGGACTATCGCCACGTTTCAAAGAATCAAAAGCCATAGTACCGCGTACATAAGTTTCAGTACCCATACCAGCATTACGGGAAATTCTTAAAGGAGCGTTTCGACTGCTGAAAGGATTAACAGCGCGTACTGCTTTCCCTACTTTGCCTCTAAGAACACCTGTTTCTGGTGCGAACTCTACACCTATCTGACCTTGCGCTCCACCAAGTAAACCTTCTGAGTCTAATCGAGCGACAATATCCACGTTTTCTCTTGGAACATTCTTACCCTGACCTCTAATACCATGTGCTTTTAATGCTTTTTTAAGCATCTCAGCACGCCTAGTCATCCCCTGCCCCAAAGCAGTCTCATACTGGTAAGTCCAATACGCTCTTTGGAACTCTCTGTAACTAGAGAAACTCACATCATCAAGATAATTCATCCATACAGCAGAGTAAAAGTTACGCATATGGAATCCGGGTTTCATAATCATGTAACCTTTGACAAGGTTGTGAACCTTGTCGTAATGCCGCCAAAACGAGTTCCATCCGCCTTTGTCTTTAAAGTTTTGGACACCCATCATTGACGCAACAATATGATCTGGTCCCTGAGAGTTGACACCAAACGGACGCATTCCCACCTGCCAAGAAAAATCAGAATACCTTTCGTTAGCCATTTCTTTGCTGAGAGGGAAATACATAGTGTCGTCACCAAACGCGCTTACTTGTCTCAAATATTTTGCCGCTTCAGCACCCTCATCCAATTGTTGTAAAGCCATTAGAATTGCTTCAGAATCAGATTCCATTAAAATACCAACCGCTATTTTTAGTTCAGCCAATTGTTCAGGCAGTTCCTCTAAAGGAATGCCACGCCCGAACTCGTCTACAGTTCCGAAACCTTCAAGCATCGCAACTGCTTGTTTAGCGCGTACAACTGTTTGTTCTACTTGCTTATCAAATATTTCAAATTCACTTTTCAATTGGTTGCGTGCAATATCAGAATCAATAATGTCAGCCTTCTTGTTATACACCTGCATTCTCGCATCTTCTAATCTTTTTTGAGCCGAATTTAAATTAGCGGCACGATTAGCAGACTGTTGCGTAAGCCCTTCAATAGTGTCATCAACAGAAGCAGACAATAATTTCTTCTTCTGATCCAATATCGCAGTTTGCCAAGCCTTCTCATACGTTTTTAAAGCAGAATCAACATCAATAACATTAGGTTGAACCAACTCTTCTTTAGCCGCTTTAACATTCGTAGCGACTTGAGCAATGTCTATATTGGAAGTCTTTAGATCAGCAATCTGTTTATCCAGTTTTTCCAAATGTGATATTGCTTGATCTCGTACTTCTGCTGAAAGATTATGATCGTGACTTAAACCCATTTTCCCACCTGTAAGTGTACTAATTTCTCCGCCACTTTCTCTGTACGCTTTAATCATGGGTTCAAAAGCGTTCCGATAAAACACGCTTTCATCTAATTCATTTAGTTCTAAGAAATGCTGATTTTTAATAAACTCAGCGACATCATCTGCTTCTCTTTGTAAAGCATTAATATCAACAGCAGAAGTTGGAGTAGGAGTTTGCTGAATTACTTCTCTAGCAGTAGCACGCATAGCCATAGGGTTAAGCAACACAAACGAAGGGAAAGCCTTCCCGTAAGTATCTATAGCAACATCACCAGTAGCACCCAAATTAAACGACTCATGGTTCATCCAAACCGCCGCTGTGTAACCTTCAGCAGTAGCAGAGTTCCTATAAGTGTCATAAAAACGACCAACCCTGTTAGTTATCAGATCATCTACATCCAATCCCATGTCTTTCAAACGAACATTCTCAGTCATGTGCATCTTCGCCCGTCTAACAGAACCAATCGTTTGACTAGCAGATTCAAAAGCCTGACGTTCACCCCACGCAAAAGGAGTCAAAGTAGGATCAGTCAAAGCCAAAAACTTTTTAAGATGAGATTCAACACGCCTCACCACTTCTTCTGTAGCAAGATCTTTATTCCAACCAACAGCATCATCTGTGATTCTCAACAAACCAGCAACACGATCAAAACTGGTTTTTTCTAAATAACCAATAAAAGTCAACTTGTCACGCCAAGACATGCCATCAATAAGAGCAATGTCTAAATCCGCTAACTGATCTACAAGATCAAAAGTCTCTGCCGCTTTTTTGCCATGCCCATTAAAAGACTTTGCATACTTTGACTGCTTCAAAGTTAATCTCAACTCTTCAAACAAATTACGATCATAATTAAACACACGTTCCCACTGGTCTAAATCCATGTCGCGTGCAAATTGTTCGTTAGCAACATCAGTCTGGTCAACCAATGGACGTTTAACTAATGGCATCTCAGGATCAAATCCTTTTGCTCTAATAGTCGCATTATCCAAATCCAACTGAGCCGCACGTAACGTGGGATGATCCCCAACATTACCCATAGTTTGTTGGCGAACAGCCTGAACTATCTGCTGATGAGCATGAGTTGGTTGCCCATAAACCAAAATTCTGTCCCCACTTAAACCAACATTCACATCTATTGCCTGCACATTGTTGTAACCGAAACGGTTA